ACCAACCTTTAAAATTTACATCTATACCTTTATTTTCTAATTCATTTAATCTTTGGCCTGTGCCTACTTTACCTCTTATAGTATGTAATTTACCTTTGACTATTCTAAAATAAGTTTTATTCTTATCTAATATCATAGGTTCAGGATATCTTTTAATAGGCATACTAAAATAACCAGTATCTACATACCACCATTCTTCGCCTTTATCTGTTACTTCTTTAATCTTCTTAACGTTATTGCCTGCTAATCCCCAAAAGAAATGTACAGGTTTATCCGTTTCAGGCCAACCTTTAGTAATGGCAGGCCATATCTGATGTGATAAACATTTATCCCAATTTATAAAGTGACACGTAATCATTTTGGTGCGTAAACCACCTCGTTTTTAACTGCCAATACTTGTTTGTAATTAATACTTTCAAAAAAATTATGAATAGTATCTTCTGTCAAACCTGTCTTAATCATAACTTTTTTCTTTTTTTCTATGTGTACAAAAGGTTTATCTCTTTCAATTAATTTAATTGCACCTTTACATACTTCAATTTCATATCCTTCTGCATCTATTTTAATGTAGTCTATCTTATTAAATTCAAAACGATCTAAAGGATAAACTTCTATTTCTCTATTGCCTGATGGCGTAATAAAAGTATTGCCTGTTTCGTTAGGATCATATTGTATTTTTACTTTTTTATATTCACTGCCTAAACCATAAGGATGTAATGTGTAATTGGTTTTAGTTATGTTTTTTAAATAACATTCTCGTACTTCATTCATTGGTTCAAAAGCATAAACGTGTTTAAATACTCCTGTAAATTCTTTTGACCAAAAACCTACGTGTGAACCTACGTCAATAACATTATTCAATTCTTTTATATTATTTTTAATATGATTTAATATCGCCGTTCTATGTGCTGATTGATAATTACCATTATCTTCACTTAGATATTTTTCAAAATGATTATCATTATCTGGCAACCACCAGCCCTCTACTAATTTCATAGTTTTAACCATCTATCATTGTTTAATGTCCATCTTACCACTTGATTAATCCTTTCTTCAATAGATACTTTAGGCACCCATCCTAGTTCTTTCATTAAGTCACCATCTAAAGCATATCTTAAATCGTGACCAGGTCTACTAGTATGAAAATCTACCATTTGATGTTTTAATTCTTTATTTTGAGCTCTTGCTATCTTTTGTGCTAACTCTAAATTATTCCATTCAACTGGCCCTACTAAATTAAATTTAGGACACTTGGCACCACCATAATCTTTTTCTAATTTAGAAATTTCTTTTTGGTTTTGTAATAGAAATAAACAACCATCTGCGACATCACTGGCGTGTATGTAATGTCTGCTGCCTGGTATTGTTTTAGTTTCATCACTATGTATAGTTACTGTTTCACCTTGACTTACTCTTTGTATTGTCATAGGTATAAACTTTTCTGGATGTTGTCTTTCACCAAATACATTCATTGTATGTGTAATATATATCGGCATACCATAACTGTTTTCAAAAGCAACAGCTAGTTCTTCACCACCAGCCTTTGTAGCACTATATGGATTTGTAGAATTATATCTATCTCTTTCTTTATACTTAACACCTACTGGTGCTGGCCCAAACACTTCGTCTGTACTAAAGTATATAAATCTTTCTAGGTTTTTTTGTTTACGACCAAAATTTAATATGTTACAAGTTGCAACAACATTATCTAATACAAAGGTCATTGGATCTTCTATTGAACGATCAACGTGTGATGATGCGGCCATATGTATGATATATTCAAATTGACCTAAGTCGGCTGATAGCATTTGATTTACTTCAGCTCTTAAATCGTGGTAAACTATACGTAATCTCTTTTGAGTTTCTTTATCAAACTCATTCATCATATCTGCAATACGATTTAAATTACCTGAATAATCTAATCTATCTAAAGATACTATTTCCCAATCTGTGTTTTTTAATAAATGTCTTATAGTGTGATGTGCTATAAAACCTGCACCGCCTGTTAACAATACTCGTTTACTCATACTAACCTTTCTATTTCAATCCACTGTTTACCAATAATATCAGGTGTGTGGTGTTTATCTATATAATCCTGACCATCTTTAATTCTTCTCAATACTTCATCTCTATTATTTATAGCATATTTAAAAGGGTTTGCGTAATTGTAATTATCACCACCAAAATACGTATAATTTCTAAAAGGTTCATAACTATTTACACCTGTGTTTGTAAAAACTAATTTACCTCTTTGTAAACCATCTATCAATCTATTCGGACTTTTAGCTAATATATTTTCGTTTCTATTTACAATAGGTAATATAACAAAATGGCACTGGTCAACTATTGTGTCTTGCAATTCATATGACCATTGGTAAGGAATTAATACTTTTTGTTCTATTAATTGCATTACTTTTCCAATATGTGATTCCATTTTACCTATTATACAATGAATTTCTATTTTTTCGTGTACACTTTTTAAATTTCTTATTAATTCCGACCATTTTATATATTCAAAATTTTTACCTGCACCATAATATGCAAATTTTACAGTAGTATCATTTGTAATATTTTCTAAGTTTGGTTTTTTTCTTTCTCTTTCAAATGGATCCGTAATAACATATGCTTTTTTACCTGTGTTTCTAAAAATTATATTAGCTAAAGTTGGCGTAGATGTTACTACTAAATTTGCTTTCTCACATAAAAAATTATAAGTATCATTTAATTTTTTTTTACGAGTACTCCATTTATCATCACAAATATCAAAAACAAATTTAATATTATTATCTAATAAAAACTGTCCTTCTGCTATAGATGAATCTTTAGCTAATACAACAATATCATTTCTTGTTACTTTATCTAAATCTTCTATTTGACCATCATTAGGTCTCATTCCTTTTAAAGGTATAAGAGCTCTAAATCTACGTGATGCTCTACTATGTTGACTATCTTTTTCTTTAATTTTTAATGTATAAAATTTTATATTCATTATTTTTTTTTAGTTTTAAAATCTTTTTTATCTCTTGGTTTATATATTGTAGAATGTCTTTCTTTTTTTACTATAGGTTTTGTATAATAATAAAATGCTAGACTTCTTCTATATCTATCTTCAGGACAAGTTATAGGGTCAGGATGTCCGTGCCAAGAATTTTCAGTAGTATTAAAAATTACAGTTGTATTTTTTTTAGGTGATATTGATTTTTTTAATGAACCCATTTCTGTGTCCCATAAATCTAAATTACCTCCATAACTATTCGGCCAATCTTCATTTAAATAAACAAGAACATTAATTCTTCTATCTAAAAAAGATATTGGATGAACATTAAAATCTACGTGCATTTTTAAAAATCCACCATTCTGAATTGAATGAGGTCCGCCCCCTTCAAAATAAGGATCTGATTGTATATTATTAATACCTGTTAATTTTTCTAAAAATAAACAAAATTCTGGACTGTTTAATTCTAAACAAAATTCTTTAGTTATAGGTTCAAAAAATTTTAATTTTTCTGGTTGAAAAAAAGATAACTTTTTTCTAACTGTTTTACCTGATTCGTTTTTCATTATTTCTTCCATTACTGGAAATTCATTATGTATTTTTGTTAAAGCATCATTATCAAATAAATCATAAAAAACTGCGTGTGAAAAAGGAGAAGCGTTAACATAATCAAGATGTTTTTCTTCAGCTAATTTATTAAATTTGCCTATATTAAAATATTTCATAATTTAAAATCCAAATATTTTTGATCGTGTTGTAAAGCATTTACAGTTTCTATAGCAGAGTTATCTAAAAATTCTTCTTTTTTGAATTGACAATTAGTTAAATATAAAATATGTTCTCTAATTTTATCACTATCAGGATAATAAGGATTTTCTATATTATTTATTTTATTTTCTGTTAAATATGAAGCTGCATTAGGGCCTAAAGTAATTGCTGGATAACCATTTAAAATTGCTTCTAAACTAGTTATACTATTAAAAGTAACTAGACAATGTACATCATCGCCTATTAGTTGATTTAAAAATATATTTTCATATACTCTTGTAAACCTTGATTTAGGTTTAAATCTAACTAAAATTTTTCTATCACTAATTTTTTTAATTTTTTCAA